CTGACGGAACTTCTGGCAATGCTGCATATCGTGGTTACATACAATACGATCATAATACTGACTTTTTAGCTGTAGGATCTGCTGGCACAGAACGCATGAGAATAGATAGTTCTGGTAGAGTTGGTATAGGTGTTACTCCTCAAGCTATTAGTTATTCTACTGGTGCAGAAAGTGTGCAATTTGGTGCGTCTTTTTTAACTCATTTTGATACAACTGGTTCAGGAACTACATCTATATCAAATAATGTTTGGTATGACGGCACTAACAACAAAGCATTATATTACGGATATACAAGTCAATATTATCAATCTTCAGGTAATCATATTTGGAGAAGTAGCGCGATAACAAGTGCAGGAGGTAATGTTACTTTAACAGAACGCATGAGGATAGATAGCTCTGGTAATTTATTGGTTGGTACGACCGATACAAGTCTTTACAACAATTCTGGTTCTGGAGAAGGTTTATCATATTTTCCAAGTCAATTTTTAACAGTTGCCACATATCAGCAAGAAACAGCTATTTTTAATAGATTATCAAATGATGGAACGATTGTTCAGTTTCGCAAAGATGGTGCTACTGTGGGGATTATTGGGGTGGGTGGCTCATCTGCACAGCCAGTAATAGGCAGTAACAATGCAACTGCAGGTGGAACTGCGGCAGGTCTTAGATTTGATCGTGCAAACAATTCTATTCAACCTTGGAATGTTGTGTCAAATGCTTCAGCTGACGACACCATTGACCTTGGATATTCTTCTATTCGTTTTGATGACATATACGCTACTAACGGAACAATCCAAACATCAGACGAGAATGAAAAACAAGATATAGCATCTATGACTACAGCAGAATTAGCTGTGGGTAAGCGTTTATCAACATTATTTAAGACCTTTAGATGGAAAAGCAAAGTCACAGAAAAGGCAAACAAAGCTAGAACACACTCTGGTATTATTGCTCAAGAAGTTAAGGCAGCTTTTGAAGCGGAAGGTTTAGATGCTACCAAGTATGCTCTGTTTTGTAGTGACACTTGGACAAATGATGATGGAAAAGAACAAACAAGGATGGGTGTTAGGTATCCAGAATTATTAAGTTTCATTGCAAGTTATAATGAAAGCAGATTTACAGCAATAGAAGCAAGAATAGCTAAATTAGAAGGATAAATAAATGTTTACCCTGTCTGCATTTTCTAGTAATGCTTTTAGTGAATCAGATGCAGACATACTGTTTATTGTATCAGGAGCTTCAGCCAGTACTGCTCTAGGCACTGTTACAATAACTGCAGATGCCAACTTAACTTTATCTTCTGTATCAGCTACAAGTAATGCTAATACAGTAACAGTTACAACAACATCAAGTATAGATACAACAGTTGTTCGTGCAAGAACAATCTATATACCACAAAGAGAAAATGCCAACACAGTTATACATATTACAGAAGTACCAAGGATTGTATCTATACCAAGAAGATTGAATGAAAATAATGTTATACATATTGCTGAACAAAACAGAATTGTTTATGTACCAGAAAGAAAAAATTTAAATAATAAAATATATAAGGTAGCTTAACATGTCTTTTAGATGGCCTAACAAAGATCCAGATGAAACCCTAGACTATAGTATAGATTGGTCTAGATACCTTGGCAGTGCCACTATAAGCTCCGTACAGTGGCTTATCGTGGATGACCAGACCACCACACTTGCTGAAGCGATTACAGCCTCAGCGACCAGTATAACGCTTACAGACGCAAGTATCTTTACAACTAACACAAATGATACACAGTTAAAGATAGGTAATGAGATAATAGAATATGACTCTGGTGCTATTAGTGGTAATACTATAACAGTAACAAGAGGTGCAGACTCAACAACTGCAGTTGCTCATGCTTCTGGAGCTACAGTGTCAGGAGGAGAAGTACCTATTATTGCATCAGTGCAAGTAACTGTCAATGGTTTAACTGTACCTGCTAACACCATCTCTAATACAAATACAGTAGCTACAGTAAGATTTAGTGGTGGTACAAATAACAAAACCTACAAGGTTCTCTGTAGAATTACAGACAGTACAAATTTAGTATCTGAAAGAAGTGTCAGACTTAAAATTAAGGAAAACTAATGGCTTATAATTTTATTGGACTTGTTAATGAAGTCAACAGAAGACTAAATGAGGTGGAGATAGCAAACACCTCTGCAGACTTTATTGCTGCTTCTGGTTTTTATAATACAGCAAAAGATGTGGTCAATGCATCTATAAGACATATACAGTCAGAAGAGTTTGGTTGGCCTTTTAATCACATAGAAGAAGAAGAAACACTGGCTATAGGTATTACAAGGTACAGCTATCCAGAGGATGCAAAGTCTATTAATATAGACAGTTTTAGAATTAAACGTAATGATACACTTAATGTACAGACAACTAAGTTACAGTCAATGGACTATCAAGAGTATCTTAACAAACATCTTGACTACGAGTATAACACAAGCACAACACTAAGAGGTGTTCCTAAGTTTGTTATACGTGCGCCTAGTGATGAGTTTCTTGTTATACCTACTCCTGACAAAGCCTATGAATTAATCTATGAATACTATAGAAATCCTATTGACTTAGAACTATTTGATGACGTTCCTAATATACCTAAAGAATATAAGTATGTTATTGTAGAGGGAGCTATGTATTATGCTTATCAGTTTAGAGGTGATGTACAAAATGCACAGTTAGCTATGCAAAAGTTTGAAGCAGGGTTAAAACACATGAGATCTATCTACATTAACAGATATGAATATGTTCGTTCTACAATGATTAATAAAAATAGTATCTTGACAAATACGCTGAGAGTGGTATAATGGCAACACAATGGCAGACCTTTCCAATAGAATTTAAGGGTGGACTTGTTTCTAACTTGACACCCCTACAGCAAGGTATTCAAGCTGTAGGATCTGCTACACAATTACAAAACTTTGAACCATCTATTTCTGGTGGTTATAAGAAGGTGTTAGGATACTCTAAGTTTAATGGTGATATTATAACAGGTAGTGGTGTTATACAGGGTGTTGCAGTTACAAACAATACCACAACCACAACGGCTGTTGTTATAAGATCAGGAGCATTTTATGAGGTAACTGCAAGTTCTATTAGTTCAGCTTTAGCCACAGGTTCTACAACAACTTCTACTAAAGTTAGATTTACACATTTTAACTTTGATGGCACAGATAGAATCATGTTTGTAGATGGTGTTAACTTTCCTGCTCATTATAGTGCAGGTAGTGTTACATTCTTAACCTCTTCCAACTCCTCTGATTTAGAGGATGCTACACATGTTATTAACTATAAGAACCACTTGTTTTTTGCTAAAGGTCCAAACTTAATATTTAGTGCGCCATATAGTCATACAGATTTTTCTGCAGCTAATGGTGCAGGATCTATTAACGTAGGCTCTGAAATTACAGGCTTGATTGTCTTTCGTGAACAAATTATTGTTTTTACTTCTAATACAATTCAAAGAATAACTGGTAGTTCTTTTGCAGATTTTACACTTGTACCTGTTACTTTAGATATTGGTTGTACTGAAGATGACAGTATACAGGAGGTAGGTGGTGATATTATCTTTCTATCACCTGATGGACTAAGACTTCTTTCTGCTACAGAACGTATCGGTGACTTTAACTTAGATGTTCCTTCTAATGTAATTAAAAGCACCTTTGATAATTTTATTATAAGTAACAATAATTTTCACAGTTTAGTTATTAGAGAAAAAAGTCAATATAGAATATTTGGATATAAAAGTAGTACAATTGCCACAGATTCTGCAGCAGGTCTACTTGCTACAAAGTTTTCAGCACAAGGTTCTGCAGGATTTCAGTGGGCAACTTTAAAAGGTTTTGAAGTTTATTCTGGAGACTCTCGTTATTTAGGTGCAAACGAAATAATACTTTTTGCAAATGATGATGGGTATGTCTATCAGATGGAAAAGAAGGGAACTGAAAAGATTACTTATAGACAGTCTGCAGATGACGATGATACTGATGGTATTGCTACAAGTCAGTCTGTAGGTAGTGCAACAACTATGACAATCAATGGTGCATTAGCATCTAGTGGATCAGTAACTTTAAATGTAGCAAAGTATATTAGTATTACAAGTGCAGGAAATGATAGTGGTATTACATTTACAGTTGCAGGTACATCTGATGGATCAACAGCTTTAAGTGAAACAATAACAGGTGGTAATACTAGGACAGTGTTAGGAACAAGTGTATTTAAAACAATTACTTCTATTACAACTAGTGGTGCTTCTGCAGGAAATGTTACAGTAGGAGTTGTAGGTAACAGTGTAATAGATTCTGTTTTTGTATCGCCTTTTATGCCAATTAGTGATCCACAGCAACGTAAAACTTATTATAAGTTATCTTTGTACGTAGATCCAGAAGGATCTTTTACAACAGATACAAAAATAATATTAGATCAAAACTCTACAAGTGTTGTTCAGCCTGATGTTATTGCACCAACAATACAGTTAAGTGGAACATCTTCTGTATCTATTTATGGTGATGCAAACTATACATATACAGCATCAGCTTCTGCAACAAATGATTCACCTAGATATGGTAGAGAAATGCAAAGAGAGTTTTCAAGACAACTAATAGGTTCAGGAAGAAACCTAGCACTAAGTATAGAAGATAGTAGTACAAATGCTTCTTTTACATTGGACACAGCAGTAATAGAGTATGCTCTAAATAATAGACTATAAAGGAAAATAAAATGGGAACAGGTTACACAAGAAACGATACATCAAACAATATAGCTAATGGTAAAGTTATTGATGCTACAGACTTAGATGGTGAGTTTGATGCTATCGTAACAGCCTTTAGTACATCAGGTCATACCCATGATGGTACATCTGCAGAGGGTGGTGCTGTAACAAAACTATTAGGTACAAGTTTAACACTAGGAGATGGCACTGCAGGTACAGATATTACTGTAACCTTTGATGGTGAAACTTCTGATGGTATTTTAAAATGGATGGAGGATGAGGACTATTTTCAGTTTAATGATGACATTCTTATTAATACGAATGAAAAACTTTACTTCAGAGATACTGGTATTTACATTTCTTCTAATGCTGATGGAGATCTTGATATTGTATCAGATGGTACAGCAGTAGATTCTATTAATATTGAATCAGCAGGTGGTATTACTCTTGATGCAGGTACGGCAGCTAGTGGTGTTATCTTTGAGGATGATGGCACAGAAATGTTGCGTATTTACAACAGTAGTAGTGATGTGCATATAGAATCAAAAGTATCTAATAAAGATATTCTTATTAGAGGTAATGATAATGGTAGTGATATTACTGCTGTAACTTTTGACATGTCAGAAGCAGGATTAGCTACATTTGGTGGTGGTATAACATCTACAGCAGTTGCTAATACATTAGGTGCTACATCTTTTAGTGATGCAAATATAACTAATGTAGGTAATATAGCCCTTGATAGTATTACGGCTGATGGTTCTACAATTACAATTACAGGTAACACTACTTTTGCTGATGGATCTTTTAACTTTAATATTGCATCACATGATGGATCTAATGGACTACAGTTAGGTGGAGTGTTAGTCACTGCTACTGCTGCAGAATTAAACATCATGGATGGAGTCACAGCTACAACTTCAGAACTTAACATTTTAGATGGTGTGACAGCTACAGCTACAGAGTTAAACATTATAGACGGAGTTACAGCCACCACTGCCGAGTTGAATATTATGGATGGCGTAACGGCTAACACTTCAGAGTTAAACATTATGGATGGAGTTACAGCTACAACTTCAGAGTTAAACATTATGGATGGTGTTACATCAACTACTGCAGAATTAAATATATTAGACGGAGTAACATCTACAACAAGTGAAATTAATCTCTTAGATGGTTCTGCTAAGTCTACCTCTTCTATTACCATTGCAGATGCAGATGCTTTTATTGTTATTGATGGTAACACGACTAAACAAATACCTGCATCTGATCTAACAACTTATATAGGTGGGTCTAGCACTGCAGGTCAACTGTCAACTGGAACAGGTAATACAGCTATTGGTTCAAGTGCTTTAGACAGTATAACTTCAGGCGCACTGCATAATACTGCTATTGGTTTTAATGCAGGAACAGCTATTACAGATACTGACTATAATACATTAATAGGTTATGATGCAGGAGCTGCTGTTACTGGTCAAGGCAATGTGGCAGTTGGAACAAATGCATTAAAATCTCAATCAACTAATGCTTCATTGAATGTAGCTGTTGGATATCTTGCTATGGAAGATAATGTAGGTAGTAGTAATAACGTAGCTATTGGATATTCTGCTTTAGGTAATTTAACAGTGAGTTCAAATACTGAAGGAGATAATGTAGCTATTGGTTCATACTCTATGTCTCTTGCGTCTAATCATAACACTCATAATGTTGCTGTTGGTTATACTTCAGGTTTTTATACTGGCTACGCATCTGCTAGTATTGGTAATGTAGCAATTGGTTCAAATTCTATGCGTGGAACTAGTGCTTCAGAAGGTGATTATAATACTGCTATTGGTTATTATACTTTAAGAGCTGTTACTACTGGTGAAAAGAATACTGTTGTAGGTGGTAATGCTCTTACTGCTATTACTACAGGAGATAATAATGTAGCTGTTGGATTTGATGCTAATGCAGGTGGAACTTCAGGAAATAATAATCTTGCAGTTGGTTTTGAAGCTCTTAAAGCAGGTGGAGGTGGAAATGGTTCATTTGCTATTGGTTATAGAGCTATGTATCAATATACTGGTGGATATACTCATGTTGCTGTTGGTAATAATGCTTTACAATCTATGACAAGTGGAAGTCAACAAGATAATTGTTGTGTTGGAGATGGTTCAGGTGCAAATGGTAATGATGCTAGTGGTTCAGGTAATAGACAAAATGCATTTTTTGGTAATTCTTCTGGATCTAGAAATACTACAGGTAAAATAAATACTTGTATTGGTTATTCTGCAGGTGGTTTTACTGGAACAGGTATGACAGGACAAGAAAATACTTTTGTTGGTGGATATTCATCTGGTAATGTAACAAGTGGTAATTATAATACCTCTATTGGAAGAAGTGCAGGACAAGATTTACAATCTGGAGATAAGAATACATCGGTTGGTTGGCACGCAGGACTGTCAATAACAACAGGTAGTAACAATTTATTTTTAGGTGTTGAAGCAGGAAAAAGTGGTAGTCCCGGTGGCGCACAAACAACTGGATCAAATGAGATATTTTTAGGAGATGAAAATATTACTGCTGCACATATTCAGGTAGATTGGACAGTAGCTTCTGATCAAAGAGATAAAACAGATTTCTCATCTTTAGATGTTGGTTTAGATTTTGTAAATCAATTAAAGCCTTACACATTTAAATGGGATAAACGTATTAAGTATGTAAATAGAGAAGGTAAAAATGGTGTAATCACAAAATCTGTAGAAAATGGAACTTCTGTTGAAGATAAATGGGAAGATACAGTTGATTTAGATACCATAACATCAGATGGCACACACAAAGAAGATTGGCTTGATATAGGTTTTAAGGCACAAGATGTAGAGATCTTAGAAAAAGCTGCAGGATATAAAATAGCAGACAAAACAAACCTTACAACTACCTTAACCAATGATGGAAAACAGTATGGTATTAAGTATAACAAGTTTGTACCTATTTTAGTCAAAGCTATACAAGAACTATCAGCTAAGAATGATGCATTAGAAGCTAGAATTAAGACACTAGAAGGCTAATATGTTTGACCCTATAACTATTGGTGCTTGTCTGACCACAGCAAGTACAGCTTTTGCAGGTCTGAAGAAAGCATTTCAAGCAGGGCGTGACATAGAATCAATGACAGGAGATTTGTCAAGGTGGATGGGTGCAGTGTCAGATGTAGAACAAAAAGAAAAAGCTGCAAAGAATCCACCTATCTTTCGTAAAGTCTTTGGATCAGTAGAACAAGAAGCACTTGAAGCTTTTGCAGCCAAGAAAAAACTAGAAGAACAAAGATATGAACTTAAAACTTTCATTCAGTTCACGCATGGTCACAAAGCTTGGGATCAGTTGTTGGCAATGGAAGGTAAGATCAGGAAAGCTAGACAAGAACAACTATATAAAAGACAAGAGTTTAAAGATAGATGTATAGAAGGTGTATTTATACTGTTTTTAATTTGTACAATTATAGGTCTTGGTTGGCTTGTATGGTATTTAAAATCAATTCAGGAGTAGTAGATGGAAATTAGTGCATGGATGTTTTGGAACATTATATTAACATTGGTGATAGCTCCTGCTGTATGGGCATTTAGAGGACTTGTACAGGAAGTAAAACGTATAGACATACTGTTAAATAAAACAAGAGAAGAGTATGCTACTCGTAAAGAACTAAGAGATGATCTTACACAGGTAATGGATGCACTACACAGAGTAGAAGATAAACTAGATAAAGTATTGAGCAAGGATTAATTAGATGGCAGAGAAAAGAAGTATAACAGCTAGAGAAGCTAAAGATAATCTTGAGGCTTTTGGTTATGATGGTCCTGCAAGATGGTCATCAATAGATGCTTTTGTAAAAGCTAACCCAAGAGCTAAAGCAGCAGTTACAGCTAACAAAGGTGCATTAGTTCAAAGTGAAGCATTAGGTTTTGCACAAGGTGGAGCAGTAGAGCCATCTGAAGAAGCTATTAAGAAACTAGCTGATGTAACTTACATGGCATATCAAACTGGTGTAGGACTTGATGATCAAATAAAAGCTCTTGAGGATGTAGGGATAGATCGTGCTTACAATATACATAGCACTAGTGGTTTGCCTGATAATTATTTTTCAGATAGAGGCATTGATACGAGTAGTTGGGAGGTAATAGGTACAAATCCCCATACTGGAAAAGCTATTCTTAAAAATCCTAACTACAATCTTAATGCTGTTAATGATTTATTAAGTGCAAATGGTTATACTAATAGTGGAGATCCATCAGAATTTTATGGTCAAAATACTCCCTCAGATCCTGTTGCAAAAGCTTTTGATGACCATACGAAAAAATTTGGGCAACCCTCAATAAATAATTTTACAGCAAATACAATTTTTGCTGAAGAGTTTATGAATAAAGAAGGTATCAACCCTCAAGATACATTTTCTAGAACTTCTGCTGATATTGGAAAAACCTTAGATCAATTAAAACAAGAGTACAATACTTCAAAAACATATACTAAAAATCTTTATGCTACACAGGGCTATGATCCATCTCAAGGAACTGGAATTGCAAATGATATTCTCGGTCAAAGTTATATGGGTGGTGTATCTGGAGGTCCTACTTTTCCAGAGATAGAGGCTTTAAAACCAAAAGCAGATCCTCTCCCTACAACTATACCTATAGAACCAAATCAACAAGAGGTGGAGCAAGCTAAACAGGTATTTAGTCCTGATGGTAAAGTTACATTACCTACTGGTTATGATCAACCTATACAAAAAACTGTAGCTGAACAGTTTCAACCTACATCTCCTGTCTCAGGAGTAACAACTGCACAAGCTCAAACCTTTGGCAATAATCAAGGACAACAGTTTGCAAAGAGAGCTACAGATCAGGCTCAATTAATTAGACCACAGACACTTGCAGAAAAAACTGCAGCAGGTACAGCACCCACCATACAACAGAGACTTTATAAAAATCCACAAGGTATGTCTACTTATGTAACTGGTACAGTTAATGCTGATGGTACATTCGTTCCTACTACTCCTATTCCACAGGGATATACACAGGTACAGCAAATGCAGACAGGTGGACTATCTGAAATGAACAAGTATATTAAAGGTTCTGGTGGAGATTATTCTAATTTAGATAGTTTTAAAAATTACGATTTTAGTCAAGCACCTTTTTCTTTTGAAGATTGGAAAGCTCAAGCACAAAAAGAAGGAGCAGGTGGACAAACTCAAAGTGCTTCTCAAATGAATCAGATGTATGGTGCAGGTGCAGGATCTTTTAATATAGCACAACAACCTCAAGGTTCTTCAAATTTAGCTTCAAGTCAACCTCCAATAGAAATGTCACCCGGTTATGGTGGTAGTGGTACACCTCCTGAAGAAATGTTAGGTTTTACACCACCTACAGTTACTACAGGGGGTCAAACTTATACACAAGAGCAGATGGCTCAAGAGCAAGCTAATCTAACAGCAGGAGCTATAGTAAATCCTGCAGGTACAGTCGCTGCTACTCCTGTCGCCAATATTAATCCTGATGCTTCAGGAACAGTTTTAGAGGCAACTACAGGTCAGGCTGCAGGTGTTGCACCTATCGTCACTGATCCTGCACAGGTAGCTACAACTGCTACTGCAGATACACCCTCTAATGTTACTGCTACCACTGCTACAACACAGAAAGCTCAGACAGGTGTACAAGGTGTACTAGAAGGTCTTAAAGAACCTATTCAAAAAAGTGCAACTGAAGCAGGTTTTACTCCACCACCTGAAGGTGCAATTGTAACACAAGCCTTTCAAAGATATTTTAATCCTACAACAGGAGAAGAGGTTATAGTTAACTCAGGTGGTTATGGTGTGCCTGAAGGATTTGTACAAGTAGGTTTTGGTCAAGATTTAAAAGAAAAATTTCCAGATACTTTTGGTAAAGGTGTACAAGCTGCTACCTCTACAGGTCCTAGTAAAACTGTAATAGCTCAAGAAAAAGATACAACTAAAGTATCAGACCTAGATGCTGCTCAGATAGATCAAGCTCAGACAGTACAGGGTATGCCTACTCGTACATTTCAAGCAGGAGAAGAAATATCAGGTAGTGCAGTAGATCAAACTAAAGTAGGGGAAGCCTTTGGCACTGGAGAGGTGCAAGCTGCTACAGTCAAGGATGAGCTTACAACATTGATGCAGGATTTTGAAGGTGGTGATACACCTGCATGGGCTGCAGGAGCTATGCGTAATGCTACAGCACAGATGCAAGCTAGAGGTTTAGGTGCATCCAGTATGGCAGGACAGGCATTAATACAATCAGCAATGGAATCAGCTTTACCTATAGCAATGGCTGATGCATCTAACAAACAGCAGATGGCCATGTTAAAGGCAGAGCAACGTGCAAAGTTTTTAGGGATGGAGTTTGACCAAAACTTTCAAGCTAAAGTTATGAATGCAGCCAAGGTTAGTGAGATTGCTAACATGAACTTTAGTGCTGAACAGCAAGTGGCACTAGAGAATGCTAAGATGGCACAGACAGTGGACTTAGCCAATCTCAACAACCAACAAGCTCTTGTAATGGCTGAAGCTGCACAAATATCACAGCTTGAGATGGCTAGTTTAAGTAACTTACAACAAGCACAAGTGCAAAACGCACAGAACTTCCTGCAGATAGATATGGCGAATCTCAACAATCAACAACAAACAGAGATCTTTAAGGCACAAACATTAGCCAATACTATATTGAGTGACACAGCTGCTGCCAACGCCAATGAACAGTTCAATGCTTCAAATCAAACGCAGGTAGATCAGTTTAATAACACAATGAAATCACAACTTAATCAGTTTAACTCTGCACAAATTAATGCTATGAATCAGTTTAATGCAGGTGAAGCTAATGCTATACAAAAGTTTAACTCAGAGTTACAAAATCAAAGAGAAATTTTTAATGCACAAATGTATGCACAGATAGCACAGGCTAACGCTAAGTGGAGACAGGATGTTGAAACAACAAACACTGCAATGGCTAATCAAAGTAACTTTCAATTTGCTAAAGATGTAAATGGTTTGACTAATAAAGCAATAGATCAGATTTGGCAGAGGGAGAGAGACTTGATGAGTTTTGCATTTACTGCTTCAGAAAGTGCTATGGAAAGAACAACTAGATTACTTCTTGGAGATAAAACACTAGAAGGAGTTAGATTACAAGCCGATGCACAAGAGGGTGTAGCTAAAACAAGTTTCTTTGCTAGACTATTATTTGGTAGTGGTGGTTTAAATATATTTGGCGATAAAGGATTAATAGGAGGAGGATCATAATGTCTTTAGAATATACAAAAAGACTTTTAGAATTAAGAGATTATGCTACAAAAGAATTAACTGGACAATCTACAAAGGAAGATTCTATTACTTCTTTAGTTAGTAAACCAATGGAAGATGATGTAGAAGAAATAAACCCTCTTGAAAAAATACAAAAGAGTGCTTTTTTAGAAGTAGTAATGTCAAACTTACAAATAAAGGAAGAGATAAATGACAGCGTTTGATTTACCTTTACCGGGACAATCCTTAACAACGAACCCTAAAGGTGCGCCTTATGAAAGACCCCCTGAGTATGTTGATTTAAAAGATGTTTTAAATCTACACATGTCTAACTTAGCAAATAAAAATGCAGTACAAGATTTAATTTATTTTGCTGAAATGGGTATTGATGTAAAAACATTAACAGAGGCTTTATTAAGAAGTGCTGTTTTAGAGGGTATGCATAGTGTTGACAACAGTATTAATGCTGCTCCTATTTTACATGAGAGAATAACAGGAATACTACATGCTTCTGGTATGGATTTTGACGAGGGCATTGTTGATAAACAAGAAGAGAAAGCTTTAAATTTTTCTAGAAGAATAGGTAGAGCATCTAAAGTTGTGCAGAATGCTAATAATATGGATACTTTTGAAGAGCCAGATTTAGTTGAACTTGCAGGAATGGTTGATGAAGAACCACAACGAGAAGTAATAGAACAACCAGAACAAGTTGAAGACGTTGACGTTCAAGGTTTGATGAGTAGGAGAACATAAAATGGTAGCTTTAAGATGGGAAGGTTTAACTAAATATCAAGAAGAAATAGAAGAAGAAAAAAGATGGCAAGAAAAGTTAGACCTTGAAAAGAAAGATCAAGAGTTAAGAGAAAAAGAACTTGATATAAAAGAAAGAACTCTAGATTTTAAGATATTAAAAAATGGTCAAGATCTTGCAATAGAGATTTTAAAAAGTATGGGCATTACTGGTCTTGGAACACTAAGTACATCTGACTCTAAATCTTCTAGTGGAGGTATTAATCTTGTTAATGGTAAAGTTAGCCAAGCTAGTAATGAAAAATTTATGAGAAAAATACAACTCCGATATGGAGTTACTGATGAAGCTTTTACTAGACTATTAGGAAGCACTAACTTACAATCAAATACTTTTGAATTATTGTATAATGCTTTAGAAAAAGCCTCTTCAGCTAGGGTAGGAAAAAATAGACCTGTTGTATCTAAAGAGGAAATTGGAACATTTATAAATAACATTATATTAACAGAAGGTAAACCTTTTGAAAATGCAATAGATGTATTATCAAAAAGATTTCCAGATGGAATGCCAGATTTTCTTGAACAAATAATAATGCCACTTACTAATTTAACAACTACGACTGTAGATTTAGGTGCATTTAAAAATGTAAATAAAATGGCAGGTGATACTGAAATGAGTGCAGTTAAAAGAGCCGTTTTTGAAGAATTAAATACAAGATTTTTAGAATACAATAATAGAATAATTAAAGCAAGAGATACTTTAAACAACATTGATGATAATAATAAAACAAGATTAGATAAAGCATTAGAAAAATATTTAGATGATTTAAGTAATGATTTGTTTAGGATTAATAGTTTGCAAGGAGAAGAAAGAAAAAGTAAATTGCTTTATACTTTTGGTGCTAGGGATTTGTTTGAAAAAAGTTTACTTAATTTTCCCGGTTTTGATTTTCCGAATAATTTTAAAGAATCTTCTAGTTTTAAAAGAGATACAAAACACATGTTTATACCACAAAATTTAAATAAACAATCAGGTGCAAATAATTTACAAATTGTAAAAAGACTAACTGATTTAGGTGTCTTGGAATATTACAATGAAAATGATCCTAATAATTTTTTCTCACAATATCAAGGTTACGTAGAGGGAAAAGGTATACAAACTTATCCAAATGATGAAAGTGCTAATATAACAACTAGTATAATTCCAGAAAGTTAAATTAATGAATCAAGTTATTTATAAAGATCCAGTATTTTCTATTGATGAAGAGGTTAAGGAAGATGGTCCTCTAAGAGATATTTTTGGGATTGAAATAAAACCTGATAAAAAAGAAACACCTAAAATAAGTTATGATTTAGATGTTCTTAATCAACAACTTAATCCACCTGATGAAAAGGGTTTTGTTAATATAAATAATTATGTTGACAACATGATGGAGATGAGGTTAGCTTTTGAAGATAAGAAGATGCCTTATCCAGAAATGTTAGAGACAGGTCAAAAAATAAAAACAAATAGGTTGACTCCAGAAGATATTTATAATGATAAAGTATTAATGAAAGCTGTAAGAAATTTTGTTAGCGCAAGATATGGTCCTAATTTAATTGAAAGATTAACAGGACTTAATAACATGGGAACTACTGCTGCTACAAATTTAGCTAGAAAGTTAAGAGGTTTTCAATATTTTGAAGATATGGATGACAGAAAGATCTTTGAAAGGTGGCAGAACCACATGAGATCTTGGGATGCAGGAAACTTATTTACAGTAGGCACTGAAATAAACGCAGGTTTGTTAGCTACAGAAGAAGAGAGAGCTGCAATGAGTGCAGGTTATACCCTCTTTGATTTACAGGATAATGTTTTTAAAGGTGCAATATCAGGAACTGGAAACTATAAAGAGATGGGAGATGCTCTTTATGATTATACTAAATCAACAATATTTGATCCATTAAATTTATTGTCTTTTGGTTTAACTAAACTTATTACAGCACCCTTTAATAAACAATTTAAGACAAGTTTTAAACAAATGCAAAAGGGATACTATAAGAGACTTATAAGCTCTGGTGTTCCTAAAGAACTTGCAAGAAAAAAAGTTAGAAATGCAATGTTTAATAAAAGTACCCTTGCATCTACTATGGCTTTTGTTCTTCCAGATTTAGCTCTTAGTGTTGGTGTAGACTTAACAGCACAGTTACAACTAATAAACGTGGGTAATCAAGAAGAACTTGACACTTTTAGAGCAGTAACAACTGGGTTAATAGGTACAGCTTTACCTCTCACAGTGGGTTTTGGAACTGTTACATATAGAAAGCTTAAAGAACTTCCAATGTTTGAAAAGTTTTTCTTAAACTATGAAGATATAATTGACTCTGTGCAAAGAAGTAAAAAGAAATTTAGCACTGTAGTAAAAGAAAAAGTTTTATTACAAAAAAACCTTCTAATAGATGCTGTTGATAATACCTTTGGTGTCATATCAGGAAGTAATAAAGATTTAAAGAAGTGGGAAGAAGCTAAACAAGCAGCTATAAAGTTATTAAAAGATACTGATCGTCAAGATCAAGACATTGCAAACTCAGAAAACTTTTTAAGAGAATTTTTCTATGGTGTAAAAGATAAAAATGGAGATGTAATTACTAAAGGTTACATAGAAGCTTTAGTGGATGCAGGTTGGATGTTTAGTAAAGACTTATTAGATGATGATCAAAAAGCTACAAACATTCTTGCAGACACTATAACCTATCTTGATGATGAAGTTATTGAAAGAATAATGAAAGCTTATGAGGCTAAAACTGGTATAAGTCTTAACCTAGATTACAATGGACAAGCTCTTAAATCAAGATACATAACATTAGCATCAACAGGTGGTAAAGTTAATCAGATAACATCTGCTGCAGTAAGGAGTAATTTTTCTTTACATAAAGATATGCGAAAAGCTATAACTGATTTAGCTTTAGAAAGAGGTGATGAATTTATTGACACACCTAAAAGAGGTATGTTTCTTTTGGGTACATATAAAAGACTTTTAACTGCCCACCCTGCAACAACAGGAGCAAACTTACGAGGCTTTGTTGCTTTAAGTTTAGCTGACCAAGCTGCAGAAGCTTTTATAAGTGCTGTAAATATAGCACAGTCAGGTCTTTACAAAGTCATTGGTAATCAAGATAAAGCAACATATTATGCTAGACAATCTTATGGTAACTTTATGAGTTCTCTTAGAAGAGGTGTCTCTGTTCTTGATCCTGCTTTAAATGTAGCTTATGCAAGAATAATATTAGATTTAAACCCTAAAGTTTACTCTAGAATATTTAGAGATATAGCAGGTGATGGTGGTCCTTATGATGGTCTTTCATTATTTAACATGGATAGTAAAACTAATCCTGTATTGAGTAAGCTAGATGCTTTTTCCAAAGGAGTTTCGCATATAAGTCTTAACAGACTACAAGATGAATACACAAAATTGTTTGCTTTTTCTAATAATTTAAATAAAAGAATTATGCAGAAGTATGGTGTAAGTCCTAAAGCATTTTTTAATGCAGCAGAAAATACTGGTGTAATAAATACAAAAGAATTTTTAGATGAAGTTTTAATGCCAGCTGCTTATCAAACTAGTAGGCAGACAGCTTCCGTAAATTGGTCAACAATAAATAAAGGGAAAGGCAAAAACTTTTTTAGAACTGTTGCTTCAGGTGTTGAATATCTTACTAATAAAACACCTGCAGGTATATTAGTTCCATTTGGTAGTTTTATGAACACTGTTTTAGCTACCTTTGGGGACTACTCAGGTTTTAATTTTTTAAGGTTTAGTGTAGGAAAATCTCTTGGTAAAAAACTTGATCCAGAAAGTCAAGTTATGCATGAAGCTTTTGGTAAGATGGCTGTTGGTTGGACTTATCTTATGTACAGAACATTTTATGACGCTAGTGGTAATGGAAACTCTGCTATAGAAAAAGTTTCAACTGGTAGAAGTTATAATCAAAACAGAGGTGATGAAGGTGGTATTGATGATTCTCAATTTGATTGGCCTATTAATCAAGTTGAAATGGCAGCACAAATTTTAGCACACGCTATTAGTGGAGATGGCAGAGATGTTATGAGGGATATAAAAAATTTAGATCCTCTTGATGGATCTATAGCTGATTACATTTATAAAAACTTTGATGCATCTAATATTCCCGGATCTTTACTTAAAGAATTAAGTTTATCTTTAGGTGTATCTGCTATTAGAGATACAGACAAATTTTTAAGAGATATAAGTCAATCAATATTGACTCTGGCAGAATCTGTTAAAGCAGGAGAAGATATAGCAGATTTTAAAGATGTTATTAATATAATAGCTGATGGTTTAGGAAAAATTGTACAAGGATCTTTAAGACCTGCTGAACCTTATGATGTTATTAATAACTTATTTAATAATGATGGAAAGATACCTGATCTTAGACAAGGTAATCAAACATTTAATTCAGCTTTTAAATACATTGATAGTATGTTTAGTGAAAATTTACCTGATAGGTACTATCTTACTCAAGGTTATGAGAAAAGAAAAAATTTAGATATGTCTAAAATACTATTTAATGCCAGAAGAATGCCTGAAAATACATTAGGTAAAATGATGTTGAACTCTGCTGAATATAAAGATTGGAAGTTTTCTCAATGGGATGGAGACCCAATGGTAAAGAATGCATTGGATAAAATTGCAGCTCCTATTTTTGAGTCAATAGCTGCTAAAGTTTACAGTAAAAATACAGATTTTTTTAGAAAAGATTTTAAAGATAAAGTTAAAATAGTAGAGATAATAGAAGATGAACTTAAAGAAAGAGTTAAAGAAGTATTCATAAGTCAAGCACCTAAGTATTTACAAACGATAGCTTACATTTCAAGACAACCTAGAAATAAAATAGCAGAAGCTAAAGTTCAATATGATGTTGCAGGTTATGACTTAGATGAAATACTTAATATGCCTGATGGTTTAGAGATATTAGAATCTATTAAATTTTTCTTAGAAGAGTATGACGAGAGAGAATTAAGAAGACTAGATTTTAATAATCCATTTTAACCCTCTTCTAACATCTTGTCTGCCCACTCGTATGCCTCTCTCACCAAGTCTTTTTTGTTAGACCAACTTGGACTTCTGGCTATGATACCAGATAGTGCCTGACCTGCTAGAAACCTTCTGGTTGTTAATACCTTGTCGTTATTGTTGGTCTTAATCATGCGTAACTTGTTAAAGTTTTTAGCTTCCTGTTCAAGGTTTTTCCATCTCATAGTTTCTCCCATCTATAAAATATATGTTTGCCTATTCTAGTAACTCTTTTCAAAGTCTTTGCCCAAAAAGGATTAACTGAAACAGCATGATAATGTGTTGCACCCTCTGTTAAATCTGTTGTTTTACCCTCATATACAGATTTAGCAACACTTAAAGCAATCTCCCAAGATTTTTTATCGTAAGGTTTGTCTGTAGCTCCATCACAATACCAACTAAACTGACACCGATCTTTTTTCATTGATCCGTCATGGTTTTTTTCACCTTGTTTTACCACTTTACAAACTGTGTCAGGGTATCTATCATCATTAACTCTATTAATTACAACTTGAGCAACAGCAATCTGCTCAACAACACTCTGACTTCTAGCCTCGTAATATACGTTAAGTGCCAAACAAACTATAGCTTCAGCTAACATTACTTATGTTTCTCTTTCAGAGCTTCAATCATCTTGTTCAAATAGTATTGCGCTTTTTGCATATCTTCCACAGGTTTTCCCTTGTAGTTATATCTGTGTTGATACTTTATTACATTACCATGACAGTAATTTATAAAACCCTGTAGTCCTAACACCTGTCTCATGTAGTCAATACATTCTATACCATCTCTTATTGTGTAATGAGGTGGTCTGTTTACAGGATCAAACTTTTCTTTTGTTGAACCATACTCACCTGTAAATATCTCTCCACCTTTATCATCAAGAAGACCACCTATATGAGGATTACAATCTGTGCATTCAGGACATCTTAAATTATCATCAAGATAATTACCACACATTGCACAAACATCTTTAGCATGTATCACTGTCATTCTATGCTCCTATATCTACTATCTCACAACTATCTCCACTGCAAGCCATTGTCTGACTGCCAGAGGTAGTATCACTTTTTTCATAGTCTCTTAATTTAGACCAATCAATTCTACTTCTCATTCTAGAAAGCATAGCATCATATTCTTGTTCTGTACACTCCTGATAAGGTGCTTGCTGATAAACATGATCAGAGTGTGGCAAGAAAGATACACCTGACATCTTATCAAAATGCTTGAACACAAATGCTCCAACGTCAAGCCATTCTTCTTCCTTAACTGTAACAGTGATAGATGGTTTATGTTCACACCAATGTTCTTGATAGATCAACCAAACATTCAACTGATCTATAGCAGAGAGGTCATCTCTAAGTCTAGAACCTTTGGGTGACATCATTGGAAAACTAAACACAGTTGTTGTTTCAGGTTTCATCACACATGGTTCACTTGGCACACCCTGATCAATCATAAACTTTGTCAGTGGATCTTTATTATCTCCCCTAACTGTTCTAATGTAATACCTGCTGTGTCTAGCATGAATACCACTTGCTGAATCACATAGCTGTGATACTGTACCTGATGGTTTGACACAAGTAATGGCTGTGCTTTCCTCTATGCCAAACTTTTTAGCATACTTCTTGTTTGTATCTATAGCTATCTGCTTCATTCTTGTAAGTCTTTCTCCAATGTCTACAAGAAAACAGTTTGTATGTATGTTGTCCATGATACCTGTAAGACTTACACCAAGAAGTCTTTCTTCTTGTGTATTGTTTTTCCAAACTTTTCTTAGGTAGGGGAAGTCAGTCAGAGTAGACTGTGCAGTGCCTAAGATAGTAGCAAGTCTAACTTTACGATCTAGGTCATCATCTGTATCATGCTCCTTGACAACTACTTCAGTTAGATTACAGAACTGATGAGGTCTAAGTATAATCTCACTGCAGGGATTAGTACCAAACTCATAGTCTGGATTTCTTCTTCCATTTTTAGCTGCTTGCTTTTGTGCAGATACCCTGTTGA